TTTATTGTGCAAGCCTTTTTAGCTACGTAGTGGAGTCCCTTCTTTTTTTTTGTNGGAGCCTTCGCCACCATTAGCCAACCCCCATATTCGTTTGCGGTCTATTGACTAGTCTAGCGGAAATAGCCCCCGCCGAAATCGCATACCCCCCGATTACATAATACACCTGAACATACCTTAGCAAACCTCTAGGTAGCCTAATAGGAGGTATGGTTGACGACCCTGCTGTCAAGTCGGCTTTTGCATAAGCGTCTGTTTGAGCTAAAGCAACTATAGTACCCGACAACGCCCCCGAACTTATGGTGTCGGAAGTTTTTATTTGAACAGCCAAAGTAGCCGCCCCCGNGCTCGTAACAGAGGTATCAATTATAAAATCCGCGTATAACCCGTCATCTGCTTCTTGAGCGTTTAATTCTAAAACATTGGTAGAAGCTATAGTACNCNCTCGCCNCCNCCACGCTTTGCGCATCTGAAAAAAGTAAATAATTGTCTGTAATCATTTTATGTCTCCCTTTTTTAAGCAGCTGATGCTTCTGTACTAAGTAACGCATCCACTCTTTTAATGGGGATACCTAAATAATTACCCACAGGAGCCGCCGCAATGCTTGCTTTATCGAATCTAACATTCGTCATGTAGTTTTGTTGTTGCCTTAACATGTCCAAAATCGTGCGGTTCGCATAAATCACGGGATTACACGCACTCATATTTGGAATTTTTCCCCATAATTGCGCTAAAAGATCAAACAGCTTCGCCCCCGTTGACATATCAGCCGAGAGGTTGCTCACATCTATATTAGCGACTCTAGCCACATACCGCCAATCCTTTACCGTCAACCCGAAGTCCCACTGGAACCTGTCGTTATACCCTAAAAAAGTATCCCCGTTTTCGTCTGAAATGTCTGTTTTGGGGCCGACATGTGTGGTTAGCCCGACACTTTTAGCGCCTTGGGGGTAGAATCCATACACTTTAGTCGCGCCCCATCCTACCAACCAAATAGACGCGTTANNCGACCCAACTCCCTCCGCGTNTATTACATTAAAACCTGAATTTGTCGGGTCATTGCTAAAACTGTTGTACCGAGGGGTTAGCCCCATAATATCTTTCTGGTCTACCTTACTATTCCCATAAAATACCATAGTAGCTAGCTTTTGCGACATAGCCTCTAAATGTGGTTCTGCTTCCGACGCTCTCCATTCCGCCGAATTTTTATTAAACGCCAAAAGCTTTGCATCAATTTGTGATAAAGATTCCACCAGCCCTATAGTGTCTTGAACCTGAGTTTTAAGCCCTTTACTTGCAGGAGTTCCCTGATATAACGCCCTAAGAGTTGCTGTCGCCAACCCCGTTCTTATCGTTACCAAATTGTACGTAGCTGCATTTGCCTCCTTCATTGGCATGTCCTCAAGAACTGCGTTTGTTTGGTTCAGTACCTCCGCTACTTTTGAAATGCTCTTCCCGTCAGGGTCTATACTCACCGCTAAATCTAGAAGAGTTTTATAATTACTTGCTAATGTAGCCATTTTATACTCCTTTTAACTTTTATAATATTATATACCTTACTGCCCTTTAAATAACTCCGCTAGCGTGGTTTCCTTGCTTTTCACTCTTGCCCTCCTCTCCCCCATTACCAACTCCGCCTCCGCAATCTGTTTGCCTATGTTGAACAAGCCTTCCACAATACTGGGGTTATTTAATAGTCCTGTCTGTTTTAAAAAACCTACTGCCTCTTCATTGAAATGAGCCGTTAAAGCCTTTCCTGCTGTCCTCAAATTTTTATTAAAATCGCCTTCAGTTAAGCTTTTACTCTTTTTCAACTCTTGAAGCCAGTGAGTTTGGGTTTCCTCTACTAATTTTAAGTCTTGCTCCCTCTGTTTCTGAACCACCGAAGAGTGCAAGCTGATAAGCTTTTGTGCGTTCTCCTGAGACAACTTTAACTCTCTAGCCGTACCTTTAAAATCATCAAGGATTTCTTCAGAGACCTGAAAGCCCTCTGGCACCTCAAAATCCGTATACTCTATCTCTTTTTCTGGAGTTCCATCCCCTGTATCCTTTAAGATTTCTGGTGTGTCATCTGCTGATGTTTCATCTTCTGGCACGCCGCCCCCTGTATCCTTTAGGATTTCTGGCGTTCCATCTCCTGTATCCTTTAAAATTTCTGGTGTGTCATCTTCTGGCATTTCGTCCCCCCTTATTTTATTAACATCTCTCTTAATTTTTCCTTTACTCTCTTATCTGTTTCACTTGCTTTTACCGCATCGGCAAACATCCGTAAGCCCACATTTCTTATACCTTCGTTAAACGCCGTATTCTCCCTCACACCCTCAAAAGAAAGAAGGAACAATCCTGTAATATCTAGAAGCTTTTCAAAAACCACCCTTCCATCTTCTGTAAGTAGCACCTTTCTTAAACTGTTTATATAAGCCCTTTCCTCCAGCTCTTTTTCAAAGGCNCNCTTCTCAAGCATTCCCCTGACCTCCTACACTTTCTATTAGATTTTTCAATACTGAATCCTCCTCTAATTTCGCGCCTGAAGCGTCCTTTGCTCCACCTGCCGCTCTTATCAAATTGTCTCCAGTCTGTTCGGATTGTTGCGCTTGCGCCCTTTGACTTCGTATTTCTTGGACTTCTTGTGCTGGTACTAAAAGATGAGCAGGGATGTTTATTCTATCTGCATACTCCGCCACTGCCCCATCAACATCTACCGTGTCTACCACGTCGGGTTTTAATGGTTGAATCTGCGTTATAAACTGAAACCACTGCTCTACATTTTCTATAGAGACCTGCTTTTGAGCTTGAGCAAGAATTGACATAACCTCTATATCAACCTTCGCCCCTCGTAACTCTTCAGGCATTTCGGGGAATTTCCCCGCCCGCAACAAAATCCCAAATACCCTATCAATCACAGGGGTTATGAACTCTTTCTGTTGCCTTACGATAACAGGTGCTAAAATGCTTAAACGTTCTGAAACTTTTTCAACAACCTCCGTCGCCGTCATGTTTTTTTGAGCATCTTTTCTTGTAAGCAGTCTAAAAAGGTCTGCATAAAAATATTCTTTTATCTCGCTTTTAGTCTGTTCAATCCTTACATTAAACTCCCTAATATCTGGTGAGGGTACGTGCGATGGCGTGAAAGTCCTACCCGCTCCCCCCATATTGTCCATATAAGTAATAGAACCAGGGACTAAAGACGCTTGTTGCCCCCTAAGAGATGGCGGTGCATTCATCGGCGGTCTTATCTGCATAGAAAGAGCGGTGATAATCTCTTTCTGCATAACCATTAACATCTTTACCGAACTTAAAGCGTCCATTCCGGGAGACCTCCCCATAACCTCTGAGCCTATCGTGTCCCATCGGGGAACAGCTACAGGAAATTCTTCATAGAACCCTTCTTGTAAAGGTTCTGTTTCCTCGTTCAAAGGGGCTGTTTCCTCAAAATACACCGATAAGAAAGGCTTATCTATAGACTGAACTCTCGTTTTATTAGGGACTATCGCCTGAATTACCTTTATATATTTCATTTTAGTAGAGGGGTTATCCGCTAAATTTTTTACCTGCTCCGAAACCTTATCTTCCCCGAACCTATCTACTATCCTATACGCCCGCATATAGAATTCTCTAAAAAATCTGTCTACCACCCCCGCCTCTTTACTATCCACAACGTAACTACCTATTTGAAAGGGTATAAAATTAACCTCTCCCCGCGCGACTTCCTCAATATATACCGCACCAGTACCAAAAGACCCTTGATGCTTATAACAAGCGTACGCTACGGAATAAAAATTAGAGCTTTGAAGAGCGTCTTGTGTAATCCTCGCCGTGTGCTGAAACCATTCCTCCACCTTTCTTGCTCGGGCGCGATCTACTTCTAACGCCCCCACTTTATACTTTAGCCACGGTCTAGACGCAGGAGTAAGCCCGCTTAACATCCCCGCGGCTAAAGTAGCCAACGCCTGAATGCCTGTCCCATCTAATACCTTCTCCCCTCGTTTAGCCCCGTTGTTCTGAGTTTCTCCCTCATCGAACACCGCGCTTCTCGGGAATAGATAGTCAGACAACTCAACATGGTGCGCCCTCCATTCTGTATTGTACTCCTCTTTAAGAGCTGACCATTCTTTCCTTAAAGCTTTCACATCTACGGAGGTTTTGTTTTTCTTCTTCTTCATCCCGTTAGCCCCCTAACTTTTGGGGTCTTGAAGCGAAAATCGTCGCATCCCTT